GTGATTGGTCTCTGAAGCAGCATGCTCCTCCTGAACCATGGCTCACGCGTAGGCGTGGGTAAGCCAATAGACAAGAAAGAGCAGTTGCGAGATTCAACTCCAGCAGGATGATGTCATTAGTCCAGGTAGAAACGTGATTGGTCTCTGAGTTCCCACATCTCATTCAATATCCCTGCATGCATCGTGGCTGCCCAATGCAAGCCTGCTGTGGTGATGCTCACATTGTGCATATATTGCAATATATCATTGAAGCTATTGATTTTGAAGCTGGCAATGAGATTTGAAAGCTCCTGCATTTCCTTGTACATGTCAGAGGGGAGGTTGTCTAGTTTCGATTGGAAAACGTCATCGAACTCGTCTGGATCTATAATGTCCTGTATCACAGACAAGAGTCGGTGAGCTACAGTGCGCACAGACAGCGATCTAAAATACAAATCAGGTCTGGTCACTTTGGTCTTAGATAAGAACTGTAGCATTCTGGGGATGTTGTATATCCTAATGCTCTTAGTGTCTGTCACTGCCAGCACGTCTCTGATCTCATCGTCGGTGTCCATTATGTCATCTTGTTCTCCTAGTTGATTGGCAATGACATATTCCTGCAGTTGTGACATGTCAGTTTCTGCCAATTGCAGGTCCACTTCTTTGTACATTTCTTCCACTTCCAATGGGTTTATTGAGCTTAAGTAGTAATCTATGTAGGGCTTGAATTTATTGTATGCTTTGTCGCCATGCTTGGATACTGCTCGTGCAATGACTGCCAGAACACTCCCTGCAATAAAGGGGTTTCTGTCCTCTGCTAGAAGATGCCTGAAATGTTCCACGTTAACATTTGTCCAATCCTCTGTCAGCATTGCGTTCATGACACCATGATCCACTAGTTCTTGCATTGGCAAGTGTTCCAGCTGGCCATCAAAAGACATTCCGTTGAAGTTTAACGAGTGTGGGTAATAGTTGACTTTGAGCAATTGCTGGTACACGTTCACTTTCCCCTGAAAGGTTGTAGAATGAGTTTGTTTGTTGTCATATTGAACCTGTATGATGCCTTTGTGATTGTCTGCCAGTTTGATGTCAGTTATAACTTTATCACTTTGTGATGCACCAGGGACGTGCACGCTAGAGTCCACTGTGAAGGACAGTTGAACCTTGTTTTCGTAAACTTTGTCGATCAATTGGGTGTTTAGTGGTGATTGGTAGGTTAGATATGAGCTGTATGAGTTTTTGTCCCGTGTGCGGAAGAATTTGGTTTCTCCCCACAAGTTGTCTGCTTTATATTTCCTATCGGGGAAATTGATGTTGTGGAATAGCCGCATGACGTGCAGCACCAAGGACACAGAGTGGCAGTTAGACCTTATCAACACGTTACCAGGGTCCCCTTGAAATCTCACAGTGCAGTGACCTACACTGGCAACAGCATCTATGGCACCGTACCACTGACCTGTTCGTTTGTTTCTTCTTTGTGGTGTGTAGTAATGTTGTCTGTAGCCTTTGTTGTCTAAATATGCATCAAGTATGCTTGGATCATTGTCTAGCATGTATGCTAAATAGTAGTACTCTTTGGTTCTGTAATAGTCAAGTTCAGTCTTATTAACCCCGCCTAACCAGGCTCGTACAGGCTTAGAGTCGACTGTTGTGGGCATTATGTTAATGCCTGTTTGGGCACTATACAGTTGCAATTGAGCAAGAGTGTGCAGCCTCTCTTTGTCTTCCATGTAACCATTGGTGCCCCTATCCAGAACCAGTTTGTACATGACATCATTTGATAACGATGCACCATACAGTCCTAGATAAAATCCTGTTAAGGTGCTTGAGGGTATTGGGGTGGTCCGGTAGGTGGCTTTGGACATGTACTCAATTCTAGAAAGTATCAGCTCGGATGCTATGACAGGTCCGTATATGTTGAACATGTCACCATATCTGTTATTTAGCCGGTCCATGTCTGCCTCTACAGTTATGGCCGAATATTTAGCAATTCCATATTTCATGGCCTCCATTGGAGAACATTTGTTCAGCAAGGCCAGTTTCAGAGGCAGTACTATGGTGGGTCTGTCGATGTGCCCCTTAGGAGGATGATTGGTTATGTTGACATTAGACACCTTAAGATTGCCTGCTACAATGGTGGCCATTTCGACTATAGACATGATGGTGTTGTCTTCTACTGGCATTTCTCCTAAGACCCTCAGTGCTGTCTCGTCACTAATTTTGGACGGCGTTTTGGACAGGGCTTCTAGCAGCTCTTGCAAAGTGTGCCTCCTTTTCCCTATTGTCCAAACCTTGCCATTTCTGGCAAGATTTCTCTGGTGGGCCATCCTGACTACTGATTGGCTGTAGCCTGAGGCTGCCAACTGGTATACTTGCCTGCCAGCTCTGGCTTTGACTCCAGCTAAGCATTCTTTAAGATCAGTGGCATGTGGACGTATGTTGGCATAAATATCTTCCGGTATTTTCATGGTCATGATGTTTTGTATTGTCTTCTGTTGTACTGGTGGCACAGGTATGATGCAACCTATGGCCCCAAATGCTCGTTTCACATCTTGAACGCGCACACAGGAGTATTCAGACACCTTATGCCGGGGGTTTTCTCTTATGGCATTCAGAGTTTCTTGAGTCATGATTGGGATAGTAGTGCTAGTGGCCTGATCTTCATTGAAGTCTACACTCAAAGATAGAGCACCCTTAATGGCTTTCCATTCTTTTGTGTCTTTATAGTCTTCGTCTTCCTTATATAGCCTCACTATGTGGCTGTTGTATGCGTTCCTTGAGGTCAAGGCCAGTGCGAAAGGAGAAACTTTTGGTATGCCACCCAGTTCAATTGGTAACAAAGATTGATTCCAGTCTTGGGGAAACTTATACGTGCTTCTAACATTCACTGTTAGCAAATTGTACACTAAAGTCATGATCCCTATCGTCGCGCCCTGTTGCAGCATTTGACTGAGAGCAGACAGGGAGTTCTCTATGTCCACTTCAAAAGACCAGTGCTGCAATGAATTGAAGGCTCCTATTACAGTTTTTGAGTATGGTTGAACCATGTCTCCTCCTATGCAGAAATTTGACGTCATTTCCCCTACAGATGACCCCATGTATGTCTTCTTGTCATTGGTGAGCAATGCAAAATATCTCATGCACTTCTTTCTAAAGAGCATGAACTCTTTCATAGTGGCTTTGCTATTGCTTGTGATAGTGAAATGGGAATCATCAGAGTGCACTTCGTCTCTCATGTACACTTGTTTGTTGGATCCTGCATATTTGTTCCACAAATGCATGATCCACACTCCAGCATAAGAGACAAATGTGGTAGACAAGTGGTTATACATCCCCTGAGGCCAGCCATGAGTGCACTTTATACCATTAGGGGATACAAAATTTGGTGCAGCGCTGTATTGTTGATTAAATGTCTTCCGCCTATGGACCCTGTTGAAGTTGTTTTGCAACAAGTCCCATTGGAATTGGCGGTATTTTCTGGGCACGGCATCTGATGCAGCGAAATAAGCTTGGGCCTTTCTCATATTGTCCTCTTCAGACCACTTGCTTTTGTCTTCCGTACCTTGCATGATGTGCAAGTGCCCCAGTTTGTTTCCTTCTACTACTACATTTTTGTAGTTCTCATGCACATAAGAAAGTTTGTTTCGTCCAGTAACTATTATGTTGTTAGGACACTGCTGCCCGATGGCCATTTCCACAGCCTCTATGGCTCTCATGGACGCCTTGGCCAGCACAGTGGGCGACACTATGGGCCGACCGCCTCCTCTCTGCTCTTTGGCAGCTATGTTGTATTCGGATCTGTGTGACAGGCTCTTGACTGCCAATGCTAGGATTGTGTTGGAGGAATCTTTATAAGCAGTGGCCTTTGCCACTTTCACAGCCTCATCTATCGCAGAGCTTGTCAAGTCTTGAGGAGACTGTCTGTCTGCTGGCATTTTCATGCAGCCCCTTAAAGTGCTGATTTGTGGCATCCACTTTGAGAGGGTCTCCTTGTTGGCGGTGTCCATGACTAGTTGTTGTGAGATTCCAAAATGTGATTCTGCATACATAGTGGCATATGCAATAGCAGAATAACTCCATCCGAACTTCTCTTTGAAGGTGAAAGTGCCTGGTTGCCCCAAGTAACCATGGAAAACATGGTTATACAATGCATCTTTCATCGGGTTATCGTCCTCGAGGTCCTGTCCAGATTCAGCCCGGTATTGCCGTTCCCTGTCCACCAGATCGCCAATGTTTCTGTCTAAATACTGTGTTCCATATAACTTCTTGGGCCTCAGACCAAACAGTATTGCCATTTCTTCAACAAACGTAGTTGTGCTGGTGTGTTTGACATTGGTCAGCACTCCATACAGTTCAGTGGACTCCTCACCCAATGTCATTGGATTGACTCTGCCCAGTTGGATCCTAGGTATTTTGAGTCTAACATACCCGTTCAACAGATTCATTACCATGAATCTGTGGACTGCATCTATTATCCAGCATTCGGTTATATTCTTTCGCAAAATGGACATCTTGTCCTTCACCAATTCGACTGCATTGTTGTATTCTGCAATCGTTTGCCAACCCAAGTATTTCAACAGGTCCAGAAGATCAGATGGTGCCTGATGGAGATCAGTTGCAAGGACACACAGTTCTCCAAAGTAACTCATTATCTCTTCCGGCTTCGATTTGATTTTGTCAGCAAGAGTTACAGTTGCTGCTTGAGTTCTATGTGCCACATTTTGCAATTTGGACAGCTTCTCTATAGGCATTCTCATGGTTTTGCCTACATAGTAGTAGTGGTTCCCTGCTATAAACGTGTGTGCCACTGGAAAGGGCAAAGGCCCGTTTTCCATCCGGTCTTTCTTTGTTTGCCTGCATATTGAAACATATGGTATTTGCACATTTAGTTTTGACATTGGTGCATGGCCTCCGCCACATATTAGAATGCCTGCTCCTGAGGGTGGGGTGATGAACTTGTCCTTCCTGCATTCATGCGTAGACCATCTTAGCATGCGCTCCACCATGAACTCTGTGGCTTCCATATAATGAGTGCCATTCAAGGAACTGGTCAGATCATACATGGACATGACAGTAGCTGACATATGTTGTTCCAAAGGTGTGCCGAAGTTGTTTTTAATGGTACGACTTGGCTTCAATGAGATCCTTCCAAGGTACGACATGATACTGCTGCATGTTTCAACAGCATCCTCAAAAGCAATGGACTTAATGGCCTTGGGGGCCTTTGGCATATTTTCAACACTGTGCAGGTCAGATAGCAGTTTCGCTACGCTAGGACTGAGTGTGTTGCTAGCCTCAACTGGCATGGCATTATACCTGAGTCCTTTGTTAGTTGAGTTCTCCATGGGGACGTGGACAGGCAGAACTGAAGCAGATGTGATGTTCACATTTAGCATTTGCCCAATTGCATCAGCTAATGGATCCTCATGTCCGCATAAGTCATCTGCATAGTCACTAACCAGTTGCAAATTGTTGAGTCTTTCCAGCTCATGGCAGTTGAAAATGAACGGTAATGGGTTTCTAATGCTACCCTCTCTCAGCTCATCCTTATCATTTGACATGATGACATGTGTGAAAGCATCGTCTATAGCATCTTTAGTGATTGGTAGCATATCTTTTTCTATGGTGGACTGCGAGCTTTCATACGCCATTTTGAATAATGACCATTCTGAATCAACTTGATATGTCTCAGTGCTGCCGTCCTTATTTTCCAATGTGATGGTGTCCACCAGTGGATTTGCTGTGCTGTTCACACTTTTAATAAATGGCAGTTCCTCTTTAATAGTATAGTCAGGTGTAAAATCATCACTTTCACTAAAGCTGTAGAGCTTGTTGATGGCTACCTTGCAGGCCTTTAAGAACTTGACCATATCTCTGTCGATGGCCTCGTCGGCAACTAGCAGGTAACCTATTTTGCTGATCATTTCTGATCTGATCCAAAGCAGGTTATCTCCCGTGTCTGAAATCACCAAATACATGGTAGCAACGGTTAGTGTTTGATCTTGCATATGGGTGGCCCTCACTAGATCTGCTAGTGGCTCATATTTGATGGCCTTGTCCATGATGCCAGATCTGACATTTCTAGCAACTGAAACATCTCCAATTATGATCTTGTTTTGTTCCTCTACTCTGATGAATATGTCAGGCGTCAGGTTTGAGTCATACCCTAGCCTTCTCATGTTCACATCTGCAGGCCTGATGGCATTGTTAGTTATTAAAGCTATGTAGTCAGCTGCTGCATCATGCCGGTACCTCATTATTAGGTCTTGCTGTTGGTCAGCTGGCAAGGTAGCTATTGTAGCAAGATACCTATTGAGCTTGTTCACTCGAGGGGAATCTGGTAGGTCACCGGCCAATTGAACATTGGCAAAAGATCTCACCATTTCTTCATCTGCTGCCTCTGCAGCTTCTAAGTTCGCTCCATTGGGAGCCTTCTGAACCCCCTCTGTCCAGTTATCGGCCTCCATGTCACAGAATGCCTTTTATTCTCTTAGTTTGTGCTTCTTGTCGTTTCTTTGTGTAGGGAGGAGTGTGCTGCTGCATCATGCCGGTA